CCAATCCGGCGTCAAACTCCAACGCGTCCGCGACGGCTTTATGTCAAAAGACGAGATGGCCAAGCTCGGCCGCAAAGTAGGCGAGATCGTCGACGCCCCCCTGTATCTCGACGAGACCCCCGCCTTGAGCATCGCCGCCTTCCGCGCCCGAGCGAGACGCGCCGTAGCGAAACACGGCGTCAAACTCCTCATCATCGACTACCTCCAGCTCATGAAAGGCGCCACCAAACGCGCCGCCCAAGACCGCCGCCTCGAGATCGACGAAATCAGCTCCGGCCTCAAAGCCACGGCAAAGGAACTAGGCGTCCCCGTCATCGCATTGAGCCAACTCAACCGCGACGCCGAAGAAAGAGCCGAGCCCAAGCTCAGCCACCTCCGCGAAAGCGGCAGCATCGAACAAGACGCCGACGTCGTGGCGCTTTTGCACCGCCCCGAACGAGTAAGTCATAAAGAAGAAGACAAAGGCAAAGCCGTCCTAATCCTAGCGAAGCAAAGAAACGGCCCCGTCGGCCGCATCGAAATGCACTTCGACGCCGAGATCACCCAATTCCGCAGCAGCACCGAAAAGCTCTACAGCAACAAGAAAGAAGAACGCCAAACCTACCAACCCAAAAACTTCAACGACCCCGACGGGAACTAGCCATGACGGACAAAATAGAGGCAAGTGATATTGCGGAAGCGGTAGAGAAGCTGCCGCCAAAATTTCGAATCACGATTGAGCGCAAATTCTTTTATGGCGACTCACTCGACGCAATAGGCAAGCGATTGAAAGTGACACGCGAGCGCGTTCGTCAAATCGAAGCGCAAGCAATGAAGAAACTGCGCTTCCTGCTCGCGCCGCGCCCCGAGTTAGTTAGCCAGCAAATAGTTGAGCAGGCCCAAACGGACTACGAAACGAAACAACTAATAAAACGACTGAAAGCAACCCCATGAGCCACCAAGAAAAGATCGAAAGAATCAACGCCCAGCTCAACACCAGCGAGACCTGGGCCAGACGCTGGCAAGTCGAGCGCGAGCACAACGAACGCTTGTGCAAACAAGCCAGCCTCGCCCGCGAAGGCATCCAACAACTCCGCGCCCGCGCCATCGAACGCTACAGTCACAACCAACGCTACGCCGCCGACCTCCGCACCGCCGACGACCCCAAGCGCGCCGACGTCTACGAACGCATGTGCGTCGTCCAATCCGGCATGGTCCGCGCCCTAGACGACGTCCTCCAACTCTTCGACCAAATCGAACACATCGACTAACCGGGGTAGGGCGGGGCCTTTGCCTAAGGGCCATCTCCATTGCGTTCCGGTTGGACCCGCCGCCCTCTCAGCCGAAGACAGCCCTTAGGCAAATCTCCAATCTTAAATTTCAAATCTCTATGAGCACATACCAACCCAAACCCGACACCTGGACCTTGTTCCCAAACAAATACAAAAAAGACGGCAACCATCCCGACTTCAGCGGCACCGCGTTGCTCACGTTACCCGACGGCACCCAAGCCGAATACAAACTCACCGCCTGGAAACGCGTGACGAAAACCGACGTCAAATTCATCGGCGGCTTCATCAAAATCAAAGAACCCCAAAAAGAACTCCTCCCCGAAACCGAAGCCGGGGCAGGGGAGCAACCCTGGTAATCATGAGCGCCGGCAAAGGCAGCAAACCAAGACCCGTCGACCCGCAGCGATACGCCGCGAACTACGCCGCGATCCGCTGGTCCGATCCTCCGACTGTAGCGTCGGCCGTTTCCACCCCGGTAGGGTCCGCTGGCCCAGCGGACCGCCCACCATATCCCGACTGGATATGCCACGAATGCGGCCGCAAGCACGGCCGCGGCTGGCCCGAAGGCCACGTCGCCACCTTCCACGCCGGCACCTGCGACATCTGCGGCCAATCCGCCAGCGTCACCGAACCCCGCGACTACGGCCACCTCCGAGCCTGGCCACTGTCAACTGCCAACTGAAAACTGCCAACTCTGCCCTTATGTCCTACATCCAAAAACCCAACACCTGCCCGAAATGCGGTTCGCCGCAAGAATCACCAGAACTGGACGGAACCACAGCGCGTATTTGGTTTACCTGCGGGAGCTACGGCTACGCAGACGAACCAGAACAACTCGTCTACAGGTCAGACAAATGCCTCGTCAGAGAGGAAATTAACACCCTGCAGCGCAAGGTCGAGGAACTGCAGATCGAGTTGGATTTCGCCAACGAAGCCATCGATCAGCGGGAGCGTTCTCGCAAAGAGACCGAAACACGACTTTGCGAGATCCAAGCTGCACAGGATTATTGGCATAGCAAATGGAAAGATGCGTGTGAAAACGCCAGAATTAAACACAAACAAGTTTGTGAACTAAAGCGGGAGCGAAACAGGCTTATCGACGACCTCCAAGCCTCCACGATCCACAGTTGCGGGGACTCCTGCAGTCGCCCCATGTGTGTGTTGCGGAGGGAGAGGGATGCTTACAAGGAGGCGTTGCAGATGTGTGTTTTTTGGGCTGAATCCATCAGCCGTAGAGTCACCGAGGACAGAGACAGCATAAATTGGACGGGACTGCAGATAGCTCGCAAGGCTCTGGCAGACATCCAAAAGGAGGCGAAATGACCAGCGCAGAAATCAACATCGCCATCGCGCAAGCGTGTGGGTGGACGGACACCGAAATCGTCAATGAGGGTGGAAAGCTAATGTATGGGCAGACAGAAGTTCCAAACTATTGCAACGATCTCAACGCTATGCACAAAGCCGAGATGCGTATTCCAGAAGACAGGCAAGCCGTATACGACACGCACTTGGTCGCTATCGTTGGCAAGGAAACGGGCCTAATGCCCAGCTTGCAGTTTCGCTGCATTCACGCATCAGCAAAACAGCGAGCCAAGGCATTCCTGCGAACTGTCGGAAAATGGACGCCGCAGCAGTGGGGCGCAACAAAAACCAAGTGACCTCAGCCATCTGAACACGTCACTCGTCACAAGTCACACGTCAGGCGCCTTATGATTTTCACCCAGCACCAAATTCATAAGGCGCCGTCCATCCTCGGCCGCGACCCCGCCGGCAACGTCCTCGTCCGCTTCGACGACGGCGTCCGCCGCATGACCCCGGATCAGCTCGTCGAATTCCACAAACTTTTCGAAGAGCGCATCCGCCTCGAGATCGAAGATCCTTACCGCTACGGCGCCGTCCTGCCCGTTTGGTCCACGGCCGACCGCCAATTCGCCGAACTCCGCGAGCAATTCCCCAAAGGCGTCACCGAGCTCCTCATCCTCGGCGGCAACCGCGCCAGCAAATCCCGCTACCTCGCCCGCCGCGCCGTGCAGATCCTGGTCAATACCCCCGGCGCCAAAGTCTGGTGCCTGCAATCCACCGAAGCCTCCAGCATCCAGAACCAGCAACCCTACATCTGGGAATACCTGCCCGCCGAATGGAAACCCGCCGCCTCCGGCAAACTCCGCAAAGGCGTCGTCACGAACATCACCTACTCGCAGAAAGGCGGATTCACCGAAAACTCCTTCGTCCTCCCGAACGGCAGCCAGTGCTGGTTCAAATTTTACTCCATGGACGTCAAAGCCGTAGAAGGTGCCGAATTAACCTACTGCTGGGCCGACGAACTCGTCAGTCCCGAGTGGATCGAAGCCCTCCGCTTCCGCCTCATCACCCGCAACGGCGAGCTCGCCGTCGGCTTCACGCCCGTCCTCGGCTACACCGACACCGTCGCCGAATACCTCGCCGGCGCCATCACCCTCGAGGACACGGAAGCCGAGCTCGTCCTCGACATCAAAGGCCGCCCCATCCGCGTCCCCCGCGTCCAGCAATGCGCCAAGCCCACTGCCCGCGTCGTCTACTTCCACACCGCCGACAACCCCTTCGGCAACTACGACGCGATGAAGACCGAGCTCATCAAGTCCCCCAAAGACCGCATCCTCATGCGAGCCTACGGCGTCCCCACGAAAAAGGCCGCCAACATGTTCGTCAACTTCAACACCAACATCCACGTCATCCCCCCCGACCGCGTGCCGAAACGCGGCGTCAACTACCAAGTCGTCGACCCGTGCTCCGGTCGCAACTGGTTCATGATCTGGGCCCGCTTCGACGCCGCCGGCCGCTGCTTCGTTTATGACGAATGGCCCAGCCAGGTCCGCGAAGTCCCCGGCGTCGGCCTCCCCGGGCCCTGGGCCGTCCCCGGCGGCAACAACCCCGACGGCATTGCCGGCGACGCCCAGCGCAGCTTCGGCTTCGGCCTAAGCCACTACAAACTCGAGATCGAAAACATCGAAGCCCGGCACGCCCGCGACGCCGAAGACTTCGTCGTCTTCGAGCGCATCATGGACAGCCGGTATGGCAACGCCGCCACCGTCGCCAGGGAAGGGGCGACAACCTTGATCGAAGAATGCGCCGAGATCGGCCTCCACTTCACCGCCGCCCCGGGGGACGGCATCGCCGAAGGCGTCACCATGATTATTAACTGGCTGTCTTACGACGACAGCAAACCCATCGACGCCCTCAACCAGCCGACCCTCTACGTCACGAGCAACTGCAAAAACCTCATCTTCGCCCTCAGCCAATATACAGGGACGGGCCCTAAAACCTCCGGAACAAAAGATGCAATCGACGTCCTGAGATACCTAGTCCTCAGCGGCGCCAGCTACCACGACAACACCGACCTCAGCTTCCAACCCCTAGGCAGCTACTGAAATTTCAAATTTCCAATCTCCAATCCCTCATCTCTCAACCCTCAACACTCAACTCGCTTATGCGCAAACAAATCCTCAAACGACGCGACGTCATGGATCTCCTCGGGCTCGATCCAGACGACGTCAACACCTACCGCAAATACCTCAAAACCGGACTGCTAAAACCCGTCCGGCTCAAAGGCATCAAATACCGCCGCTTTCGACGCATCGACGTCCTGCAAGCGTTCGGACTACCGGAGCCAATTCTATGATCGGAAAATCAGCCATGAAATGCAACGCGCCCAAGCGCACGCCCGGCCACGCGACCAAGTCGCACGTGGTCAAGGCCTGCTCCGGCGGCGTCGAGAAAATCATCCGCTTCGGCCAACAAGGCGTGAAGGGATCACCGGCCGGGACCGCCCGGAACAAATCATTCAAAGCCCGCCACGCCAAGAACATCGCCAAAGGCAAGATGTCCGCCGCGT